CGACAACTCCCCAGCAGAAGCTAATGAGGAACTTTATACAGTCAAAGTAAACGGCTTAGAAGAAAAAGTTAACCTTAATGAACTTCTTGCAGGATATAGTAGGCAAAAAGATTACTCGACTAAAACACATCAGTTAGCAGAAGAACGTAGAGGTTTAGAAACCGAACGAACTAAAACGCAAGCTGAAATGGAAGCGGTCAAAAAAGAACGCGATGACTACGCAGTAAAACTAAAATCTTTTATTAAACAAGACACAGAAGAAAAGATTGATTGGGACCAATTGTATAGAGACGACCCGATTGAATACGTTCGACAAAAAGCTGAGTCTGATAAAAAGAAAGAAGTACGTCAACAAGCGGAAGCAGAACTAAAGCAAATAGAAGCAAAACAAAAAGCAGAAACAGAAGATAAATACAAACAGTATGTAACTTCCCAGTCTGCTTTGTTACAGGAAAAAGTACCTGAGTATGCTGACCCCGTAAAAGGTGATAAGCTAAAATTAAGTGTAAAGAATTACTTAAATAATATTGGATTTAGTGATCAAGAATTGAGCATGTTAACCGATCATCGTACTGTTATGGTAGCGATAGAAGGTATGAAATATAATCAATTAAAGAAAGCTAAGTTAGATGGAAAAAAAGTAAACAAGGTTCCTAAAGTTTCTAAAGCTGGTGTTCCTACTTCTAAAGAAGATGTTAATTACGAAACTCGTCGCACAAGTTTTAAACGTGCTAAATCTGGCAAGTCAGAGGACATGCTAGATGCGTTTATGAACGTAATCAACTAACTATATAGGAGAATATATATGGCACAGCCAACAAATACTTTTGACTCTTATGACAGTGTAGGAAATAGAGAAGATCTTCAGAATTTAATTAGCCTCGTTGCGGTTACTGAGACGCCTTTCCTCTCGTCATTAAAGACTCAAAATATTAATTCCACATACCATGAATGGCAGACACTAGCTTTAAGTAGTGTTGCTGATAACAAAGTAATAGAGGGTGACGAAGCAACTTTAGACGCTTCTCTAACTACCGCTAGAGTAGGTAACTACACGCAGATTTCTGATAAAACTGTTGTAGTATCAAACACTTTAGATGCGGTTAACAGAGCAGGCAGAAAAAAAGAAAAAGCCTTCCAAATGTTACACAAGTCCAAAGAATTAAAAAAGGACATGGAACACGCAATGATAGGTCTAAACAATGGCCAAGTTGCTGGTAACGGTTCAACAGCAAGAGAACTAGGTTCTTGTCAAAGCTGGATTGCAACTAACGACATCATGGGTTCGGCAGGTTCACCAGCATCACCTACTGGAAACGGTACTGATGCAAGAACTGATGGTACCCAAGCAGTTTTCACTGAAACAATGTTTACTAATGCCTTAGACTTAATTTTTGAGTCTGGTGGTAATCCTGACACTGTTCATGTTGGAAGTTTTAACAAAAGAAAAATGAACGCTTTTACTGGTAGAGCAGACGCTACTAGAAGTGTTATCGATAACAACGGTATGATCAATGATTACTTTGATGTTTACCGAGGTGACTACGGTACATTAAAAGTTATTCCAAACAGATTAGTAAGATCAAGAGATTGTCTAATCCTAGAGTCTGATAAATGGGCGATTGGTTATTTAAGACCATTCACTACACAAGATTTATCAGTAACAGGTGACTCTCAAAAATCACAACTAATCGTTGAGTACACACTTGTTAGTGAAAATGAAAAAGCTAGTGGTGGTGTATTTGATTTAACTACTTCGTAAATTTTAATTAAGGGGAGGGGGTATAAACCCCCTCTTTTTAAAAACTAGGGTCCCTATATGTTTTTCTAAAACCAAAATGTATTGTAGCTGGATGACGACCAAATATATTATTTTTTATCCATCTTTTAGTTTTAGAATTATATTTAACTTTAAACCATCTTGGTCCATCGTACCAATTGTATTGTTTATAATGTTCAATACGACCGTTTTCATCAGGGACATAAAGATTTTTTTGTTCACCGTAAACATCGTAATTATTTGTTGGAATATCTTTATCATGTTGAACAGTTACAACATCGTTTTCATATTTAATAACAGTCATAGCATAACTATCACTACCAATTGAATATGTAACACCTTGACCTACAAAAATGTTAGTATTAATTTTTTCTTTAGTATTTAACATCGTTTTATCCTTTTGTTTAATTAAAATGGTTACAACCTATGGCAAACATAACTAATCTTTTGTTGTCATAAACAAAATCTGTTTTACAAATTCTAGGAACAGCATATTTTGTAGTAGTACCCCATTGTTTGTAGCGATTAATTGTTTCAGAATAAATTTCATTAATTTTATTTTCATAATTATTGATTTCTTCTTCTGTAAGTTCTAAGCACTTGCTTGTAGCACCTAACCATTCGCCAGCATGATTAGTTTCAACACGACATTTTAATTTAGCAATACCTAATTGTTTTGCTAAATCTTTTAATTGTTTTGTATATTTGTTCATAACAATGTTATACCCTATAACAATGTTATATGTCAAATAAATAAATAAAAATAATTTTTAACCCTAAAAAACCTAGGAAATATGCCAAATTTTACTAAATTTAACCAAGCCTTTAATCCAGCCGATGTGCAAGAATTCTTTCATTATGACGAAGCGGAGGACAAGTCTATTATTTATAAAACGCAAGATGTGGAACCTATTTTAAATATGAATAAAATAGAAATGAACCACATCGATCAAAGCGGTGATATAATGAAACATGTTGCTTGTATTCCTAGAATAGTAATTGATCAATGGCGTAAAGAAGGAATAAATTTTTTTGATAAAAACGATTGGCCAAAAATAAAACAAAAATTAAACAGTAACGAATTTATGTATTTTAGAACACATCACGGAGAAATTTAATGGCATTAGATACATTTGCAAATTTAAAAACATCAATAGCAAATTATTTAAACCGCGATGATCTTACATCTTACATACCTGATTTTATTGCATTAGCAGAAGCAAGACACGGTAGAGATTTACGTTTACGTATTATGGAAAGTGTTGGTACATCAACAGCAACAGGTGGTCAAAACTATATTGATTTACCAACTAACTTTTTAGAGTTTAGATATGTTGCGTTAAATACATCACCAAAAATAGTTTTACGATATATGTCACCTTTTGAATTAACAAAAAATTATGGTGGTGTTACAAGTGGAGAACCTATCTATCAAACAATTATAGGTGAAAAATTATACTTTGGTCCTAAACCTGATAGTTCGTATTCTATTGAGTGGGCCTATTATTCTAAACCAACAGCGTTAAGTGATGACAATACAACTAATGCTATTTTAACAAACCATCCTGATTTATATTTATATGCATCGTTATTAGAAAGTGCACCTTTTTTAATGCAAGATGAACGATTAGGTGTTTGGGCAGAATTATATAGGGAAGCTGTAAGAGTAGCGAATACATCTGATGAGTCTGGGCGACATTCTTCGGGCCCATTACAAATGACAGCTAAGAGTGTAGGATGATTGAGTTCGGTCAGTTAATGTCTGACATGCCTTCTTTTCAAAATAGAGGAAGCATGAAAGTGGACAATGTTATTCCTTTAGCGAAAGGGTATAAATCTTTTCCATCATTTACAGAATTAACAACAACAGCTTTGACAGGACCAGCCGTAGGATTACATACGCAATTAAGTGCATCAGGTACAACGAACTATTGCGGTGATGCAACAAAATTGTATCAAATGAATTCTAGTATTGTTTTTGTCGATAAATCCATATCAGGAGGTTACAATAACTCAACTACAGAAAATGCTCGTGACTTTTGGTCCTTTTGCCAATTTGGTAACAGAGTTATTGCTACTAACTTTGCTGATAATATTCAGTCTTTTGTAGAAGGAACATCTACTGCTTTTGCCGATTTAGTTTCACTAAAAGCTAAATATGTTGCTGTTATAAGAGACTTTGTTTTTGCTGGATACACAAATGAAAGTGGCACCACATACTCAAACCGCGTAAAATGGTCAGGGATAAATGACCCTACCACGTTTACCCCATCACAGACTACTCTTTCTGACTCCCAAGATTTACCAGACTCAGGTAATATACAAGGAATAGTAGGAGGTGAAAGTTTTGGTGTTATCTTTACAGATAAAGCAATTTTTAGAGCAGACTTTATTGGTGCACCGTTGGTCTTTCAATTTTCTAAAGTAGCAGATAATATTGGGGCCTTTGCACCCAAATCAATTGCAAGTGTAGGTAGTGATGTATTCTTTTTATCACAAGATGGATTTTATAAAATTACTAACGGTTCAAAAATTACACCCATATCTAAAGGTAAAATTGATGAATTTTTTTTCGAGGACTTATCAAGTAACTTTGACGGAATATGTTCGGCTATTGATACTAACAACAGTTTATATGTTGTTTCTTATCGTGGTTCTGGTGCTACTGGTTCTAGTACAATTAATAATAAAATGCTTGTTTATAATTACGCAACTGACTCATGGTCAACTTGTTCAGGACAAGATTTAGATTTTATAGGTACAGCTTCCCAAGAAGCATTTACAACATTAGAAAGTTTAGATGTACTAGGGTCATTAGATGATTTACCTAGACCATTAGACTCTTATTTTTATCAAGAAGGTGTCCTTGGTTTAGCAGGATTTTCAAGCGCTAAAAAGTTTGGTAAATTTATGGGTGGGTCAATGACCGCTACCGTCGATACAACAGAGTTTGAAGGTGCTGAAGGAAAAAGATCAACGTTAATTAACGCACGTCCAATTGTTGACGCGAATGGAGAAAACACGACAATAACAGTTACGCCAATCTCTCGTTCCTCCCAAGCAGATAGTTTAACTACAGGAAGTGCCGTAACCGTAAAAGCATCTGGTGATTGTCCTTTACGTACTAATTCAAGGTATCACCGATTAAGAGTTATCGTAAATGGAAATTTTACGAATATGCAGGGTGTTGATGTCGAAGCAAGACCCGAAGGAAAACGATAATGGCTGGCCAATTTCAGGCTGTCCCGTTATCTAATCCAGTAGAAGAAGATCATCGACGACAAATAGCCATTGTTACAAACAACTCCTTAGATGGAAAATTAAACAGTACAGGCTCAATAACCTTAACCGCGTCAACAACGACAACAACGTTAAATGATAAACGTTTAGGTGGTGATAGCGTTATTGTATTTATGCCAACAACGTCAAACGCGTCGGCAGGAATAACTAGCTTGTATGTGTCCGCACAAGGAAAACAAACCGCAACACTAACGCATGCAA